TGGTCAAAAACGTAGTTGTGGAGAATAACCCTGAAATACTTCTTTCCACCAATCAAGAGAGGACGAATCCTGTAACATTCAGTTCCAGTTGGAACTTCTGCTAACTGCTTCATCCTATCCAAAAAGCTGAGATCCATCATATCAGCAGCAGTCATTGCTGCATCTGATGCAACATCATTGACTCTAAGAAGATGGTCAACATCAGGTGCTTCACATGCCTGAGCAAATGTTTCACCAGCGATTTTGTAACTTGCATCACCGCAAAGAGTCGCAAAGACATAGTCACTGAGCTTATCAGTCCACCATTCTTGCAGTCCATCCTTGCCTTCTTGTATCAGGTCAAATGGTACACGCTGCTGATCCATTCTACCGCCAGTATCTACTGCATGGTTAAGTTCCTCGATAGTCATGCTGAAGTTCCGAGTCCGAAGTTTCTCCTCGTTTCCTTCAACAGTCTTGCTACCAACAACACCTTCACCAGTCAGTGGAAGTCTGATTGTGAAAGTAATAGTATCACCTTCACCCTTTGCAAGGTCAGTTTTCAGCTGAACAATAGAATTAGGGCTAGTACCAACAAGGTCATTAAACTCTACCGCTTTCAGAATAGCACGGTAAAGTTCCTTTGCCCATTTCTTCCTTGTTGACCCATCATTTGTAAGAAATATAAGGTCATGAGATGCCATATTGTCTCCTTTTTATTTTAGTTCTCCCCTCAGATATTTATCATAAACATCTTTAGGGACTCTGTCAAGTTCCAATTCATCAAGCTCATCAATCTTTGCTGCTGTCCAACCACCATCACCGCTTGATGAACCACCACCAAGTTCATGAATACTCGAGGCAATTTTCTTTGCATCAAGTCCTTCCCTTGTTCTTCCTTTGCCATCTTTCCCAGCTACTTTACCCTCTTCACTTTTGTCAGTTGAAGCGGTTCTATAATCTGGATGGTAACGCTTAATATTGTCATACATGAGTTTATATGGGTTTCTTGTAGCCCATATTTCAGCCTCAACACCCTTAATGACGTCCTCCAGCTTGCCACCATGCTCTGCAATGTAAGCCCTGGCCATTGCTTCTACCATGTCATCAAAGTGTTCTTGCGAAACAACTTCATCGACATCTCCATAGCGGTCAGATACACGCATAATTTCAAGTAGGTTCTCAAGCTGTTCCTCACGTCTGGCTCTAAACTCTTCAATTGCTTTATTCTTTTCCTCTTCTTCAGGAGGAATAAGGTTGGCTTCTTTGAGTAACTTATTAGTTCTCTCAAGCGCCTGCGTTACCTTATCAAGCTCACGCTTTTGGTCTCGACTTATTTGTCGTAGATTTCTTATTTCCTCGTCTTTCTCGTCAAGAACGGGTTCTTCTTTAGTTTTCCCATCATCAGTTACTTCTTTGCCTTTTTCGCTTTCTTCGTCTTTTTCGCTTTCTTTGCCATTTTCATCACCTTCCTTTTCAGTTTCATCATCTGGTTCAATATTATCAATAAAACTTTTACCATCAGAGGCCTCAGATTTATCCAATCTTACTTCTTCATTGTTACTCTGCACCTCATTTACCACTGTAGCCATAAAACACCTCCATGTTTATTTAGATTTTTGTTTTGATGCCTTATTTCGTCTGTCTTGGCGACTTTTGTATATCGCAGTTTGTGCTTTAGTAAGGTTTCCCTCACGTTTAGCTTCAATTTCCATCTGTGCCATACGCTCTTCACGTTCAAGCATTTGTTCATGATACGCTTTTACTTTCATTCTTGCACTAAGAGGCATATCGCTGTACTCAAGAATCATATCAGGAGGAATACTTCCAGGGTTATTTTGGCTAAAATCTGTGAGCATTTGAGCGATTGCCATTCTCATAGTGGTATTTTCTACCGCTTCGTCAATAGCAAAGTCATATTTAAGTGCAGTTATGTCATTAAATCCTGGTACTTGAGGATTTAACTGAGTATTTATTTGTGTCAGATATGCACCCTCAGGCCCTTCAATACGAATCATCTGGGCTTGTGTCATATATTGCTGAATCATGCTTACCATTATTTCAGCAGAAAGAAGCCGAGACTCTCTGAAATTATCAAACAAGATGTATAAAACAGCCATACCTGTTTGCTGTCTCAGTCGCAAAGTTACTCCAGGTTGTCGAGACGAAGTCTCAATTCCCATCATATCATTCTGAATACCAGAAGCATCTTTCATATCCTGTTCATATGTCTGGTCAAGTTGAGCATAAATAGGAGAAATCTGTGGTTGGTCAGTAAATCTCCATTTATCAAACTTCCCTTGTGATATAACAAGCCTGAAATTTGGCTGTGAGGACTTAGCGTCATATTCTTCTTCATCAAGCAAAGCTCCTACTTCATGAACAAGTAAGCCTTTCGGTGCTGTTTGTAGTAAATGCTGGAGTTGCCTACGTATAGCATTTCTTCCCCTTTGAGGGTCTTTCATCATATTTATAACCGAAAACCACCTGTTTTCGTCCTCGTCTTTGTAAGCACCAAATAGCACATATGGAAAATAGTCATGATTATAAGGAGAACGACCTGCCTCCACCAACTTATTCCCAGAATATATGGCGTAATAGACCTTCTTAACCAGTCTCTTTGTTGATTTAATCTCTTTATCATAACGTATAATTCCTCCCCTACCATCAGGAATTCCTTTCTTAAGTGCAGCTTTAAACTTGTTAAATTCTTCAAGTGTTGTTTGTTCCACTTTTCCTGTCAACGGATTTTCTATCCAGTAAACAGTTTCGTACTTTCTGTACCAACACTCAGTCAATCTATATTTATTAGTCACAGTATCATAAAACTGTGGCATTTCAGTAGAACTTTGTGATAAAGATTTAATTTCATCTAATGATAGATTAGGAAAGAAGGCTTGTATATCATCAGCTTCGAGCCATTTATCTACAAACAGGTAACGTGCATCTGACATATCATATGCAACACTCGTTGGGTCAAGCAAAAAGTCACGTCCAGAAATACGAACAGCTTTTATTTCAGGTTCCATTGGGTTGTCTCCACCAACCCAGAAACCCAAAAGAGACCTGCCACTTTTTACAGCATGTTCAAAGCATTCATTTTCAAGTCTTGAAATTTTAGCTCTTCTACGAAAATGCTTAAATGCTCCATTCATAATTTCTGTAATTGCATCATCACCAAGCGAAACGGGAAACAGATAAGGAACCTTATTTGACTGCCCCGCAAGACCAATCAGTAAATTTATCTTTGGAAGTATTGTATTGAATACAGTCGTAGGACGCTTTTGTTTTGTAAGTTCATCTATTATCTCCTTACTATCCTGTTTACCAGCATAAAAGGCATAGTCTTCCTTCGACTCAATCCTGTAGTTTCTTTCAGCTGTACTTCCCTCTGCTTCCAACTGCCAAGTATAAAGCTTGTTAAGCAATTTAGACTCTTCTTCACTTTGCGAATCAGTAGAATCCGGCTTAGTCAGTATTGAACTATCATAAGTCTCAATCATTTCCCACTCCTTTTAGTCGGCTTCCAGCCGTGTTCAAGGGCATTTAACAATCGCTGAAGATTGTATGCTTTTTCCTTTGTAGTCGACTTCGCCTTAACACCATTGGGAGTAGCGACGCGATATCTATCCTTAGAAATCTTGGTTATTTTTACTGGCATCATTACCTCGGCTTAGCCACTTTAGTTTCTTGTTTGTTAAAAGCACCTGCAATTGGGTCAGGAGATAAGCCAATCTTCTTTATTTGAAGTTCAATAGCTTTACTTTCGCTATCACTTGCCTCACGAGACCTGATTTCTATAACATCAGCAGATGCAACAATAGTAAAAACATCGCCAACATTCAGCTTTTTTAAATCAAGACCGAGACGATTGATTAACTCCTTTTCTAAATTTATCCTTGTTCCGTAAGGATATTCGTTGTATGGCACAGAAAGTCCATTTTTTGTATTTTCTTTAATAGGCTTCGGCGGAGGAAGTTTTGTATCTATCATTTTCATAAATCACCTCGGTTTGGCTACTCTACCAATTTTATGTATTTCTCCAAGCTTAAGTTGACGTTCAGGATTTTCAACAGGATTTTCCATTTCCTCAACAGGTTTTTCTTCGGACAATTTCTTCTTTTTTCCAAGAAGTCCCTCAACAATTAAATCAACTAAATTTGCCATTAATCTTCCTCCTCTCCTTGCAATTTAGGTTCTGACAAAAAGCCAAGACCCGCGATACTGGCAGTTTTTAAATAATGCTCCTTTACAGCTTCTGAAAGTCCTTCCCATACAGCAGTATGTAGAGGTGTTGGTTCACTTTTTCCTAACTTCATACTTCTCCATAATGTAGGAGTTGCTGCGCTTCCAGTTTTCTTTATCTTTCTTGCATCGGCAATACTTCGTGCCTTTACATTCGTAGCCATCTCAGAAAGCAAAGCATCTACTTCAGCGACATTACTTGTATTTCCATATAAGAAATCCCACATAGCTATTTTGCCAACAGGATAATTATAACCTCCACCTTCACTATGATAGAAATTATACATATCATCATTTAACCATATAGGAGTTCCTATCGAACTTGTCCTTGGTCTAAATTGCTGAGCATGCCTTGCTTCGTGAGCTATTGTACCTGGGTCTTTCATAGTTACAGGGCCGAGTGCAATTCTATCATTAGGTAAATTATAGAAAGCATCAGCATCACTAAGTATTAAATGATAATTACGCTTTGTAATCAAAGGCTTTCTTGTTAACTCAGCAACCTTTTCTTCTGACATAGCGCGGATAATATCTTTTACATTTGTCTTTGCACCTTGAGTCATAGTTTCATACGCAAGCTTAGCTTCTTCTCCCCAGTCACCTTTTCGGAAAGTATTCATAAAATCACGATAAAACTGAGCTCTAGTTCCCCACTTCATTATGTCACCATCCAGATGTCTTTGTTAACAGTGTTCCCGTACTGTCCATAAATTTGCTTCCATCTGTCTACACTCTTCTTTTTTGGTTTAGTTCTAAATACTCGAGTAGCAACATTGCTGAAATATTCAGTTAAACCGAGTGCATCTGCGATATTTGGAGAAGGAACACCTCTTCGCTTTGCATCCTTTTTGCTTTCAACCTTAAATCCTCCGTGCGTATTAAAGGTGTAGCGGAGGCTGGACAGTTCGTTTGCGAGTTTCTGTCCCATCGAAAGGACGTCGCCAGGTTCCTTCTTAGTAGGGAAAGAATACTGCATTCGCATACACTTATCTCTCATCCTGTACCAAAGTTCATCACGAAGTCTGTCGGCCTTAGTTATATCGCTGGAGGCGGACGACACATTTACTCCGAACAAGTTCTCCGTGTTATGCTTCGCCAGCCAATCCACTACACCAGCACCTACTCCAATCTCATCAATAGCCATTCCTTGTGCATCGTTTTCAATAGCATATAGGCGGGCTTGCATAGCTAAATCTATAGTATTCATTCCGTGGAAAGTTTCCCAAGGAAGTACAACATTACCGACACGAGGAAGAATAATACTGTCATCATCACCAAATCTTGCCACATCGACTCCAATGTAAGTGGGTTCATCTTCTGGTACTGAAATCTCATTCCCGACGCAAGCTTCTGCCCAAGCCAACGGAATAAGCGTACCTTCGTCCTCAATAGGTGGTTCACCAGCAACACGAATACGAAAAATATTAGAATCGACTCCATACTTCATCTCCATATAGTCGCAATATTCTTTCTTAACATTTGACGACTTACGACTGTCCCAGTGTAACTTAGTCCATTTCTTTGATATTTCTGGATGAAAATGTGAGTCGTAGAAATAACCTTTATTTTTAGTCATGTTTCCAATCAGAATCATGCGGTTATCTTCTTGTGTACATGAACCTTCCAAGGGAATGAATATTGGCTCGGGTACACCTGACGCTTCATCAACTATGATGAGGAGATGGTCGCCGTGTAATCCAGCGACAGACTCGACTTGTTCATCGGGGGAGGCTTTGGCGGAAGGAGAGATAGCCCTTACCCACCATTCCCTTGGGTTGTCTTTCTGAAATATTTTGTCCTTCTGAATAACAAATTCATCAGCAACTAAAGAGTTCCTTAACCACTTACTAATTTCACTCCATAGAATATCTGATAACTGACGAGCAGTAGGTGCAATACATACTACTTTTGCAAACGGCCTTGTTACCATAAACCAAGGAATTAAGACACCTCCGACCAAAGCATCCTTACCAGTTCCGTGTCCACTGCGAATAGTGAGCCGTTTAGTTTGTGGAAACACATGAAGGGCTTCAGCCTGCTGGTCGGAGGGATTCATCTTAATACATTCTTTGCAGAATATAAGAGGACTCTCACGCCAAACCCTTAGTCTTTTTATAATAGCCTGGTCAAACATTTATACCTCATGGGATTTCTGATAACTTACATCCAGCAATAAGTTCTTCTTCAGCTTCTTCTTCTTCTTCTGCAATAATTTCAGCATCTTCTACATCATTATTGTCAGAAAGAAGTTCGCGGCGTCTCCCAGCTTTTTCTTCCTGTTCCAAGCGTTCAATCTCAATCAGGTAGTGGACAAGTCCCTTGATTTCCTGAGGCTTTCCCTCTACCATGAATTCCTTTTCCTTCAGAATCTTGTATGCAAGAACAAGGTCACGAAGTGGAGCACTGTCAATCTTGTCGTCAGTTATGGCAGAAAGAATCTTGTGTTGGAGTTCAGTTAGTTCTAATGTCTGGAGAGTACGGTAGTTTAGAAGAACCGGACTTTCCTTCTGTAACCGTGCAATCTTCTTCTCCAGTGTTGGTCGACTGCAGCCAAGTTGCTCAGCCATTTCTTTATGGGTAAACCCATCAGAAATTAAATCCAGCAAAACGTCCGAGTCTACTTCGAATTCTCTTCTTGCCATGTTCTATATCCTATAGTACATCATACTACAAACTGGGAAATTTGTCAATATATTCTTTGACTAAACTAAAATTTTTTTCTAACTGACTAAACTTACAAACCAGAAGTGGGCGGGTGGGTGGGCTGACGCCTAACGTCAGACATTTTCGCGGGAGGAATAAATTCCAGAAAGTACGAAATTTGTATCTTCTGGGATTTGAAATTTTGAGTCGAGTAGAATGAGAGAGTATTCTACCCCGTCCGGGGGGTGGGTTGGGGTCTTGGGGGGGGTCGAAGGAATAGCATATACAGCAAATTAAATGTCGTTTGCATTGTTAGTTAAATTATGGTATAATATTCTCGGTTGCAGGACAGGTTAGATTCTGCACGGGTAGGATGTGAAACCTACCGCTGGGAAAACGGAGTATAGACGGACGATAACCTAACGTCCTGACCAGCAGACCTGGACATCTAACCAGGAACTGAATATGTAGTTGTGGGCTGTTCTCGCAAACCCTCCCAGGTTTAATGATGAAACCTGGACAAATAAAAACCTGCAAAATACCTGACATCTGACAGCTAACTCCTGACATGGGAAAATACTAACCTTGAAAGGAGATAAGACAATGGCAGATAACGAAAGAACAAAGGCAAAATGGAGTCTTGACAAAGTATTACTGAAAGTAGAGATGCCTTCGGGAGAGAAAGCGGACTTCGACCTGAATGAGCTTTTCAGTGAGTTCGAGAAGCTTGGCGGAACACAGCAGAACACAATCGCCTACGGGGTTAAACAAAAACTCAGCGATTCGACTGCCAGAAGCAAAGACGAGAAGCTCGACGCAAAGGGTGCAATCGAAGTCATGAGGACGACTTACGCTGGAATAGTTGACGGAACAGCGTGGACTAAGAAAGGCGGAGGCGGATTCAGCAAAAAGATTTCCAGAGCACAGCTGAACGAGAAAGCCAAAGAAGCAAAGATGACAGCTGTACAAGCCCAGAAGTTGTTGGAAGGGCTTGGCTTCACAATCTACGAATAACACTTAAAACCCATTGTCGGGAGTTGGCTGTAGAATAAACTCTTAAATAAAACCAAAGGAGATTTGACTATGGCTAGTGATGAGAGAATTTATGTAAGAGTTACCAAGCAGGCTATCGAGAAGCTTGGTGGTGAGTTGGAGATGACAGCAAACGAAGTTATCTTCCATGTTCCGTCCAAGAGGCTCGACCCGCTGTTTGTGGAGTATCTCAGAGATGAGCTTGACTTTAGTAGCTCGGAAGTTGAAGATGTCTATGAACAAATCACTGACATTTCAATCAAGAAGTTTGTTGGCAAAGCTATAAAACTCTCCAGGTAGTTCCTCGCAACTTCCTTCCTTCAAGGCATTTGGACTTCTGTCCAGGTGCCTTTCTTTTTGTCCTCTGGGCAAAGCCCAGTTTCTCGAATTCCAGCCAACAAGTTTAGACAAAATAGGCAGTTTATAAACTGGTAAGAATAATATGGGAGTGGGTAGTAATGTAGTAAAGCAGTAAGCCAGTAAGGCAGTAAATGGTGTTTAATCCCATTTTGTTGTATGGACTTCTTGGAACATTTCAGGTGGTACAAAATTTGTACTTTCTGGTATTTATTTCTCCTTTTTCAATCTTCTTACTTTTTCAATCTTCTTTCTAAGCTTTGTTAATCTCTCTCTTTATTTCTTATTTATATATAGATATATATTATAATATATAAGTAATAAAATAATAGAAATAATAAAAAGAATACTGAGAAAGAGTCAGAAAGTCCAAAAATTGTACTTCCTTGGATACAAAGTATCCTTCTGGGAAACAACCAAACAGCTGTCCAGAGACAAACATGGGATAGACTCACGATTTACAGGCTTACTGGTTTACTGGTTTACTACATTACACCATTACAACACACTTAATTATTTTGTTGACTTCTGGATAAAAATATGTTATATTCTTTGTATGGATAAATGAAAAAGAAAATATGCCCGACTCACAGGGGCAATAAAATACTGTGAGCCTCCAAGCCAAACCGATTGGCTTGAGGAAAAGGAGGAAGGAGGAAAAATGAAAAAACCTTTTAGTTACAAACAGCTTTCGCAAACTAAAGTCTGTCAAAGTTGCAGAAAACCGTTAAAACTCAATCTGTTGAGAAAAAGACCAGACGCAGAACTGTGTTACAAATGCTACCGAACTGCGAGACTTATCCACAAGGCGGGGGGATAAATGACTGAACAAATGACTGAACAAATGCTCCCTGTTTTCAGGACTAACATAGAAAACCGTCTTATGGCAGTTTTCGCGGTTAACTTGTTTATCGAAAGAGGAGAGAAATTTGCTGTACTTTTTGTTCTGCAATTCCTTGCAGATAAAGTGTACAGAAGAAACTAAAGGAGGCTAAAAAATGAGGCCAGAAAAAGAACAAAGAATATTAAATATATTCTTTGGAATAACGATACCTATCTTGCTGTTGTCGCTTTCCTTTGCCACAGGCTCTGTGTTCATGAAGCAGAGAATACGGGCTGAAATTATGGGAAGCACGAGGACTGCAATAATTTCTCCGACACTTGGAATAACAATCCTTCCGAAGGCTGGAACCTTACTTACGATTCAGAAGCCTGACGAATTGGAAGGAGAATAATGAAGCTGTTCATTTATGCTATATTATTAGTATTCTTGTTTATAAGTTGGTTCTTTATAGCTAAATTTTCAGCTTGGCTCGTAACCTATATCATAAATTGAAGGAGGCAAGAGATGCAAGAATGTCAGAAAAAGGATTATTTAAGAGACAAGTTGTTCCGCCTTGTGAATGGAAATTACTCCAAGACGGAACAAGCAAAGGGACTAATTGCTTTGCATAGTATAGGAATTATTACTTCAAAGCAATTAAGTATGTATGTCAAGACTTTAAAACTAGAAAAGGAGATAGTGAGATGAAAAAGACAAAGGAAAAGAGCAATTCACTGGAAGAAACACGCATGGAGTTGAACAGTTTAAGAAAAGAATACGCTGAATTATCTGACGAATTGTTCAAGATAGTTGGTGAACTAGTTAAGCAGATAAATCAACTCGAAGACCGCAAAAATTTGCTTAACAAGCCTCAGCTTTCACACTCGCAACTTTCTATGATGGCTCATGCAGAAGAAGCCTATAAAAAAGGTAAGAATAACTACCTATCTCGAGAAATACTCCAAGAAAAGTATTATATTAATCCAGAAAGGCATCAACATCTCTGGAGTGAATCAGAAGATGAGCTACTTGAAAGGAATCTCATGGGACTTATCAATGCAGCATCTCTGAAGCACAAGAGGCACAAGTCAGCTATAATGTTCAGAATTTCAAGACTTTTAAGGGATGCAGGTATAGAGCCATGAAACCAAAAGAATTGTTTCGTTCGCTTACGAGAGCAGAAGTGTCACAGCATAGGTTTCATGACTGCAGCAATTACGATGACTGCCTGGTATTAGCCGCAAAAGGTGCTTGGGAAAGTTTTTCTTGTAAGGAATGTAGTCGGTTTGTTGAATATCAAGAAGATACAAAATTTGGACTTTCTGGGAGGAATTAAGAATGAGCGACGAATTAAGTCCAAAAGACATTCCCTTGATTCCTGGATTCCAACCAGAGTATCTTGGTAACAATGTATATGTTAGGTTTGATGGGTTTGGCTTTGTCCTTTATCTGGACAACGGCGAAGACCCGCATACCCAGATTTATCTCGAACCTGACGTATACCAAAGTCTCACAAACTACGCTGACAAAGTGGCAGAAACAATCAAAGCCCTAAAGGGCTAAAATTAAATGCAGCGAAGCTGCAAAGGAGGCCAAAGATGGCAAATCATCAAGAAGAGTACAAACTGAATAAGGAAACAAAAGGAACCCTACGATATGGGACTGGCGACCCCGACAGCCCTTACGGAGACATCTACATTCGCAAGTCTCTGTTTGAAGGAAAGAAGCGTCCTCAGGTAATCCAGGTCACTTTCACGTATCCAGAGGAGAAGAAGTAGTATGAACTCAGGTGAGAATTACAAAGGAAGATTTCCGCGTCCATCTGATGATGTAATTCGTAAGATTAGGAGAGTCAAGGCAGAGAATCCTGAGCTCTCCTTCTCTAACTTGGGAACACGTTTCAGCATGAATTACAAAACAGTAGCAAAAATCATAAGAAAACAATATCCCTACGAAAAGGAGGTCTAACAATGAGTGGAGGTTTTATGCCGAAAGGTACCGGTAACATGACTGTGGTTTCAAAGGAGAAGCATCCTGCCTGGACATACTTTAAAGGCATGGTTGCTTTCAACACTAAACATGGTATAGACCCACAAATTGACCTGGAAGATAACAAGTCCGGCTGGGTTGTATTCTGGGAAGTTTACAAGCAAGGCTTTGAAATGGGCTACGGAGAAGCAGTACATGAAAGCTGTGGAAGTAAACAAGAAAATAAAGAAGGAGGAAAAAATGGAAGAGAAGTATAACGAAGAAGGCCTTGCCTTCGACAAGGAATTTCTGGAAGCAAACGAGGAGCCAACAGCGACTTATGAAGAAGTACAGAAGATTGAAAAGCTGAGAAGCCAGGCGTGCCTGAAATGCTTCAAATGCTGCAAGATTACGCTCATGCCAGTAGACATTCGGAGTAAGGAAGAATTCGCTTTCTTGGAAACCAAGGGATTTGAGTTCTTTGTTAGTGGTATGGGTGGAACAGACGAATCAACCTTGTTCACTATCATTCACAAAGATTGTAAACACCTGACCAAACTCGGCTGCAAGATTTACGACAAAAGACCTGAAGCGTGTAAACGCTATGATGGCAGGGATGACCCAGTACTTACTAAAGCTTGCTTATGGTGGCAGATAAAGGAGGACAAGACAAATGAGTGGAAGCGTAGAATGGGAGCTACGAAGGCTCTGGAGGATTGTGGTAAGCGTACCATCGGAAAAGACGACCCAGCCGGATTCTTTGCAAAAGGTCAGCCTATTGCGGTTCGCCAAGGACAGGGCATCGGCAAGAAAGCAAGGCCTGAGGGGAGCGGAAAAACTCCTGGGCCTGAAACACAAGAGCCTGCATAAGCAGAAAACGGAGGTAACACTTCATGACTTACAATCCTGATACCAGCGTAAAAGAAATGCTGGAAGAACATGAAGGCGAGCGTCCTTCCAGTCAACGGCGGACAGGTGTTATGCTTTGCTATCCGTTTGAAGAGAAACGCCTGAAAAGGTGGAACGTGGATGTCTTAATCCAGCCCAAGTATGATGGTGAGCGTTGCAGGGCACTAATCTACAACAAGACTGTGACGCTTCTGAGCAGCGAAGGCAACGTGATTACAAGTGTACCACACATCAACAAGGCGTTGCTTGAAACTGGAATGAATGAAATTGAGTTGGATGGTGAGTTGTACGCTCATGGCTTACCCTTTGAGGAAATTCATTCCAGAGTATCTCGCAAGGTAAACTTGCATCCTGACTACGAACAAATCCAGTATCATATCTTCGACACAATTTCTAATGAGGCTCAGGTAACTCGTTTGCTTGAACTCACTAAGTACGCATTTAATCCTGACATTTTGCGGGTAGTCGAAACTTATCGCAGTGACAACGGCGACACTCAGAATATCATGCTTTGGCTTGAGCAGTTTCAGAAACAAGGCTACGAAGGAATAATTGTTCGGCACCCACTTGCCACATACAAGCGTAGT